GGTTGATGACAGGGCGTTCAATGCTGGCCTCAACAAGGCAAAGGCTTCTGTAGACGGCTTTGCTGGCAAAACTCAGGGTGCCTTCTCTCAAATCGCAGGTGCCTTGGCCGGTATCGGCGCCGGTGCTGCTGTTGTTGGCCTATTCAAGGACGCCATTAGCCAAGCGATTGAGCTGGAATCAATCACCAAGCGCCTGACCAATGCCCTCGGTGCTCAGGGTGCTGGCAAAGCCTTGGCGATGACCAGGAAGCTCTCAGAAGAGCTTGGTCTTAGCTACAAGGATCTCGCCAATAACTTCGCCAGGTTCACTGCAGCCGCATCGGCCGCTGGTGTCCCGATGGCGCAACAGCAGAGGCTGTTCACAGAGGTCACCAAGAACGGTCAGGCGCTGGGCCTAAGCAACGCTGAGCTAGAAGGCAGTTTCCTCGCCCTGCAGCAGGTCGCTGCCAAGGGTGTGGTGCAGATGGAAGAACTGCGCGGGCAGCTTGGTGAGCGGATGCCTAATGCGTTCGCTGCTGCAGCGCGCGGCATGAACATGACCAGCCGTGAGCTGATCAAGCTGGTTGAGTCTGGCGGGCTGGATTCAAAGACCTTCTTTGATGGATTGTCTAAAGGCCTTGCTGCATTCAATGCCGAAGCCAGCCAAGGTCAGACCAGCGCGCAACGCCTGCAGGGTGTTCGCAATGAGTACGACAAGCTGATGACATCGCTTGGCAATGAAGCATTGCCGCTGGCGATTGCAGGAATGCAAAAGCTTCGTGATGCCCTCAAAGGTGCAAACACGGGCCTGGAAGCGAACAAGCTTGGTTTTGATGTTGGATTGCTTGGTGCCTTGGGTGTTATGCCCGAAACTGCATCAAAGGCGGCTGGTGAAATTGGAAAGCTGCGTGATCAGTTTGAACTAACCGATAAGGAAGCTCGTGCGCTTTGGTACGACGCCCTGAAGCTGCAAGGGATCAAGAGTCCTGCATTTGCTAAACCGCAGGAGCTGGAAGCAGCTGTCGTTAAAGCCAAGGAGCTTGCAGCGGCGTGGACAAAGGGACGCATTGATGCCAAGGGTGCAGCACTTGCCCAGCAGGCAGAAGAGCAGAAGCTTGCTGACATTGCATTGCGGAGAAGTGAAGCTCAGGCGAAGCTCCTAAAGCCTGCGCAGGATCGCTTACAGACCGCACGGTTAGAAGTCACGCTAGAGGGTGATGCGCTCAAGATTGCAATGCAGCGTCTTGAGGTAGACAAGGCCCGTGCTGCTTATAACGATGCCAGTAGCAAGGCAAGAGCAGCCGCGCCAGGTTCACCAGCCGCAGCAGCGTTAGAGGTCGCCGCAGATGCTGCAGCGCTAGACCTGAGCACTGCATTGGAAAATGCAGGGCAAGCAATGAAGTCAGCGGCCAAAAATGCCGCCGATCAGCTGAAGCAGGCTGGCGATCAGCTGAAAGGCACGCTACGCAGCAACCTGGACCTGCTGAACGCTGGTATGCGGCAACGGGTTATTGATGACGCTCGCACGTCTCTGAACTCATCCTTAGCCACAGGTCGCTACGACACCAAGGCCATCACCAGCCAGATCAAGACCAATCAGGACCTCATTGACATGGCCACCAAGCTGGAAGGGATCAACGCCAGCTTTGACAACTACAGCAAGGCCCAAGACAACGTGGCCAAGGTGCAGGAACAGCTCGGGGTCAGCTTCTCCGATCTGGGCGTCAAACTGGACGAGACGGCTAGTGCAATCATTGGGTTGGCCAGCAAAGACTGGAGCGTTTACGTGAACGGCACGGCGGTTAGCGGCTTCGGCGACATGGTTTCTGCCATGAACAGGGGGCTCTCATGACACTGACCATTGGCACTTGGGTCTATAGGGGCAACCAATACACGGTGCAGCCGTTTGGTTACGACGAGACCGATACGCGCCGTGGCATGACGGCTCGAAAGGTCGTGGTTGGCGCGCTGCTCACTGCTGCTGAATGGGCGGCGTTGCTTGGTGTTTACAACGCTTGGCGTAACGCCAGGTTTCAAGACCCTGACAGCCGAACAAGCAACAGCGTCGGCACCACCGTGAACGTTACGGCGTCAGCCAATACGGTCGCTTGGTCTTCCGTGCCTTGTTGGTTCAGCAGCGCCCCATCTGGCAATCAGGTTGGACGGTATGTGCAGGCAAGCGTTGAACTGGTTGATGCTGCACAGGCTTTAGAGGTTCTGCAGGCAGAAAGCAATCGCTCAGCTGCCGTCTACTATTTTGGAACGTGGAAATTCGGCTCAACAGAACTAAACTTACGCAAGCCACCAGAGACTTTTCAGGATATGCCGTCCATGGCGTTGACTCTTGGTGGATCAACGTATATCACCGGACCGCTTGCAGCGACAAAGGTTCGCGTCATTGAAGGCGATACAGATGCTGCAGGCTGGGCAGCCATACAGGCATGGGTAGAGAACGCAGTAACTAAGCAGCCATCAAGCAATGACTGGTTCCCAATCGGCGCGCCATCAGCAACGGCAGAGGCCAAAATTGTGAGCGGCGCTCGGGCCGATGTCTACACTGTTTCCATCACCATTGGGCAGGTTCGCTAATGGCTGTTGATATTCGCGCCAACGTAACCTGTAACCTAGGCAATTTAATCAGCGGCACCATCAGCGATGATTACATCCAAGGTAGCGGGCTGGTTAAGACCAAGGGCAGTTGTGAGTTTGCCGAGATTTTGACGCCAAGCCCCGGAGACATAGTCACGTTCAAATACGGGAAAGATGGCAAGATGACTGATATACCGCGCAAGCTGCGCGTGCTCAGCAGTTTTGCCGATCCGCTGCGGAATACAACCAAAGTTGAGTTGGGTTGCATACTAACGTATTTGGAGGGCCTGGGGCCAACACCATCAGAAGATGGTCTAAGCAAGTCTGATTATGACGCGCGGCGTCAGCAGTGCCTTAACGGGTATCTGGAATACCCGCGTGATTCCGTCGTCCCTCCGCCTATTAAGGCCTCAGCCGTGATGGACGAATGCCTAAAGAAGCTCGGCATTAGCGCAAGCGGCGACACGCTTACCAACGTGTTCATGATTGACAAGTTTGATCTGTCGCCTGGCTACGTCAGTGTTCTGTCTGACTTGCTGTTGTCAGAAAGCTATTGCGGTTTTCTGGACTACGACGAGACCTTGCAAATTGTTAAACTTACCAAAGAAGGCGGTTCTGGGTCGCGCATTGATCAATCACTGCTGATTGACATCGGTCCGATTGGAGTAGGCGATTTACCAGCGGACGCAGTGCTTGTCCGTTATGAAGGCTTAAAACTAGAAGGTGACGTTGACCCGGCTGACACCAGCAGTCAAGCCCAAAGAGACTGGGAAGAAGAGGAGGTTATTGGCGACCCTGAAGAATACCCAGTGCGCTATACCAGAGCCGATGGCAATGTGGTCAACCTTAGCTATCGGATGACTCCTTATAGCAAGGTCACCACCCAATACGGAAAGAACAACGCATGGGATGATACGCAGTGCTATATCAGCGGCAAAGAGGGCGTTGATCTTAGCGACAAGCCAATTAAGCGGACGACGGCAACACGCACGATCAAGGCTCAAGCGGCATCTAACTATTGCGCTCAAGTCCTTAGCTCTAACACCGGCGTTAATCCAGAGCCTGGCTTGATCGGCGAGCAACGGTCTGAAGTTGAATACGAATACGATGAAAAAGGCGAACTCAAAAGAAGTGTCGATTCCACCTATCAGCCGTTTTACATGTGGGCAGGTGGTATAGACGTTGATTTTGTTTACGCCGATGGTGCGGTGACCTTGGGAGCCGGAGATGTCTTGACAGAGCAGGTTGTCACTGATTACGAAAACATCTACGCGCCACAGCCCACGATTGTCTTCCTTAAGGAAGGCGAAGAGTATGAGCCGTTGGTCCTTGGCCAAAAAGTCACAACTACAAGATACCTGAACTGGGCGCTGACACAGCAAGGGCAACAAGCGATTGCGTCAATAAAAGACGGTGCGCCCTTTAATACGGCAAACGAATGCAGCCGATGGCTAAACCTGAACAGTGACTATCTTGTTCAAGATAGCTGTCAAGTCCAAACCAACCGTGGCCGCACAACTGTGGGCGGTCAAGCAAGGCCTGGCAAGGCTGATCGCGTCATCAACGCCAAAGGGAGCCCATCTGGCTCTTCAGTGGCGAAGCTTGTCTACGCGACTGGAGGCGCCAACGCTGAGCGCACGTTAGTTCTTTCGATGCCGTATCAAAGCACTCCATATTTCACCCCGGCTGGCAAAGTTGTTCCAGGAGACGGCGGAGCAAAAGCGATTCGATACGGACGCGTTCAGAACCGTCTTTTTTTAGGCAATCGCTATGGGGTAAGTATCCAGCTGCATCCGAGCAAGATGCCGAAGTCTCCGTTTGATCCCTTCTATTTAGAGATTGGGCAGCTTTCTGTGCAATATCGGGCCAATGCTGCGACGTGGGCATTCAGCTCAGACGGCGTTATTGGCAGTATGGACGCGCTGTTTTGGGGCGCTGCTGGCGGGACTGTTAGCTCTGGATCTGGCAGCGGTGGGTCTGGGCCAGGCAGTGGCACAACTACCACAAAGCCGTGGGTTCCGCTGCCCCCAGGCAACACGCCGCTTCCGCCTTTGCCGGTGCCAGACGCGGATGGAAACATCAACGTTCCTTCTTTGGTCCCCCCGTGGACCGAGACAGTTCTGCTGTTAGGGCGAACACGCACACGGTTGGTAGTCAAAGACTATCCGTATGCGATTGGTGGCACGACTGAAACGGCAGCACTAGTGACGCGCACTAAGGCCGTCGTGGGTTACCGCTTGGCTGCTGATGCAGGCAGCTTTGCATTCACTGGCACGGCTCAACCGATCAAGCTGCGCGCCGGTGTTGGCAGCTTTGTGCTTAGTGGCTTGCCTGCAGGGGCTACCGGGTTCCGAGCTTGGCGTGTTAATGGTGTCACATTTAATATGGCTGGCCAAAATGTCAATCTGCCTCGCACCTTTGCCCCACTTGTAGCAGATACGGGTTTGTTCGTTTTTGAGGGCAAACCAGCCGGCAGGTTTAGAGGAATAGCATTAAAGGCTGAAGTCAACAGCTTTGCCCTTGGCGGACAAGACGCTAACCGTCGGCGCACTTATCAGCTGACTGCAAACGCCGGCACTCTTTCTTTGACGGGCTTGTCTGCCGCTTTGACTTATACCGCCATCGCCGCGGACTGGACGATCGCCAACGCTACAGGTGCGCCTTTCCTTGGGGCAACAGTGTCGTCTCCTTCTGCAAGCTGGACAACCCTCGTCTCTGCGTACTCCGACGACCAAGCCAGGCAAACGGCTGCCTTTGGGTTTGATTTTGTTATCAACTCGGCTACGTTCACTTCTTGCTATGTTTCCAGCAATGGCCTTATTGCTTTTGGCGCAGCAAGTACCACGGCGTCGCCAGGGCCAAGCACCCCTTCAATCCCCAACCTTGTTTTCTACGGCGGGGATCGGTCTTATAACCGTGTTTACACTATCTCTCAGTCCTACCAGTCTCTGAAATTCTTCAAGATAAGGTGGGAGGGCCGGTTTACATATGGGTCTGGAGCGTCTGATGCGTTTGTTGAGATTACATTCTTTGAGCGGCCTGCTTCCTCAAGCCAGCAATTCATTGAGCTTCGCTTTGGAACCATAGCCACGTCGCCAGGTATTCGGATTGGCAGCGGAAGCGTTTATTACGCACAGACGGCTGGCGGTTCATATCAAAACACCAGTTACGTGCTGACTGGAAACGCAAATGGAACGTCTTGGTTGTGTGAGGCTGGCAAGTCGGTCGTTCATGCTGTGGCCTAGCACGCACTTGAAAAACGCGGGAACCTAGGGGAAAGCACTTCGTCCATGGCGACCTTCAACAAGTTCAATAGCTTCGTGGAGGCGTTGGCGGAAAAAAAGCATGACCTTGGGGCGGACACGCTCAAGGTGATGCTGACCAATGCTGCGCCAGTCGCTACCAACGCCCTTAAAGCTGATCTCACTGAGCTTGCGGCAGGGAACGGTTACGCCGCCGGTGGTGCAACTGCTGCAGTGACGTCTAGCGCTCAGACTGGTGGGCTCTATAAGCTTGTGCTTAGCGACCCACCGGCGTGGACTGCTGCAGGTGGCAGCATCGGCCCGTTCCAATACGCCGTGCTCTACAACGACAGCGCACCTAGTAAAGAGCTGATTGGTTGGTGGAACTACGGCAGTGCTGTAACCCTGGCCGTGGGTGAGAGCTTCGCGGTTGATTTTGACGCAACCACTGGCGTCCTCACCATCCAGTAGTCATGGCAGTTTCCGTTTCGATCAGCACCAAGGAACTGGAGCGCCAAGCCAAGCTGGTCTTTGAGGGCAAGAGCTACAAGCTGTTCTTGGCCACTAAGGGCGCATTGACTGTCGATTCAACACGGGCTGCCTGGGAAGCTGTTGAGGTATCTGGCGGTGGCTATGCAGCGGCTACTGGCACGATTCCTGCCGGCACATACAGCACTGGCAACGGGCGCTATGAAATTCCGGCGATCAATGGCACCTTTACGGCAACGGGTGGTGGGTTTTCCTACGACACCGTTTGCCTTGTTGTGGACGGCAGCGCCTACCTTCACAGCGCTCTGACCGAATCGCCGTCTATTACCTTGGCGGCAGGCCAGAGCAAGAGCTACACGTTGACCCTTGTGCAGGATGACTGATGGCCACGTACATCAACGTCGTCGTTGGTGGAGATGACCTGTTAAGCAAGGTCAAGGGTCAGCAGCAGGCTGGGCGCTTTGCGTTTCAAGAGCAACAGCGCCGCCGCGAGCTTGAACAGGAAGTCGAGAAAGACGATAAGGATAAGAAGCGCGAGCAGGGGCGGAAGCTAGAGCCAACAACTTACAGACGTGAGTTGGCGGCGCATCGTCACCCAAGTGATGGCTTGATTGGTGTGGCGTATCGGACGTTTGGTGACCCCTCTGATCAGACTCTTCGCTTAGAGGTTGGGCTGCCTGGGTTTGGCAAAAGCATCACGATTGCTGGCATTGGCGACCCCGGTCAGAAGACTGTTAATAACGTCACGTTGCCGGCATCTGGTTCCAGCAGCACTGGCGTAGACGCGCCTCCAGGAATCCACTATCACGACAGTCGGTATGCCAAGCCTTACCAAGCGTGGTCTGGTCTTGATATCACTGGTAGTGGATCGCCGCCAAACTTGTATCAAGGGACAGCCGCCCCGCCATTAACATCCACTTCTGACACGTGGGTTCCGTATTACACCCAGACGTCAACAGACAAGAGCCGGGTCTACGCGCTCCCAGTTGGGCCTTCCGCATGTGTCTTTGTCTATCTGCATAACAAGCTGAAGCTGTTCAACATCTATCGCAAAATTTCCAGACGACAGCAGCGATCAGTTAATCCAAGGGGCGAAACCAGCTCACTCCCTCAAATCACAAGCATGACGTGGTACGACGGAGAGCAAGACAACCTGACGATCTATGAATTTGATCACCTTGAAACATTCGCTGCCTATGACGCTTATTGCGTGCTAGTGACAGACAAGGCTGTGCGGCAGATCCCTACGCCATCCAAGCTGCTGGACAATCTCAAGAAAGTATCTCCCCCTGTAGCGTCCAACAAGCAAGTCTCTACTGCGTATTCCAGTGGTGGCCGGCAGTACAGCAACTATGGGCCGCCCTATGGCCGGCCCGATTATTTCTACAGCTTGCCGGGCGTTATGCAGAACGTCGCTGGATTTGACGATGCAGTTTGGAACGCGTCTGCTAGCTACGGCACGGTTCCAACCAACAATCAAGTGCTAGCGAAGCAGTTTGGGTTGGGGCGCCTCAACACTTCTAGCCATGCTGGGGACTTCTTCACGCCTGCTGTGTTCCGGTTCCTAGACGGCGGCATGACCTTATCGAGTGCCGACTCTCAGAACTATGCGGCGATGCGGACGGCGTATTACCCCAAGGCTCCGTCCCAGTTCTTGGCACCGTGCGTCCAAGCTTGCTCTGCTGCCGATACCGAGTTCTACGTAACCAGAACGCAACCGACCACCATCACAAGCAGGGTGCCCGATACTGCGTTCCAAAAGGCGCGCGCCTATACCGTCAAACAGGGCAAGGCGTCACTTGGCACAGTGCTGTATTGCTGGGACTGGGGCGACAAGGCAGCTTGTCGCGCTTCCCTCCTCGCTTTAGGTTTTTCTCCATCGGATCTAGCCTGATGACACCGCAGCAACTGTTGAACCAGCTGAAGGCACAAACGCAGGCATCGCGCTTTGCGTTCCTTCAGAAGACTGCAGCAGTCAAAATACGAAGGCAAGCTACGTCTACTCGATGAGTCTTCCTTTCGTTGTTCCTCCTGCTGCGACCACGCTTCGGCGTGTTGGCACGTCAAGCACTGGCATCCTTGAGATTGAGGTGCGTGGTGGGTTGACCGTTGCTGAAGCCGCTGAGATCAACAGCTTGCAGGCCAACGAGGAAAGCAGCTTTACCAAGGGCGCTCAGATTGCAGATGCAATCGCCAAGGCGGAAGGTATCACGTTGGTTGAGGCGTTCCAGCTGATCCAAGACGCTGTTGTCGGCAGCAGCCTTGAGCCACGCGCTGAGGAGCTTCGCGTCAAGCACTCAGCTTTGATCGAAGAGGTTGCCAGGGTGTATGCCGCAGCGGGTGAGCGCACCATGCGTGCCACCGTGACGGCCATGATCCGCTGCCGGTTATCGCAGCCAGGCTGGACGATGGAACAGACCGCAGCGTTGCCGCGTGCTTTGTTCCAAGGCCAGGAAGAGATCGCAGCTGAAAACAACGAGTCCGCACCGCCTACGGAGGACGACCTAAAAAAGCCGCAAGCGGGGAACGGCAGGATCCCACGGACTGGGAGGCGGTCTTCTGGGATCTCTGCCACGGATTCCCCGGCCAGTGGCACCGTCGTGACTACGGACGAGAGCTGAGGGGCTGCGTGATTCGTGCCTGGCGGCACCTGCAGCGGATCAAGAAAGAACAGGTTGCCCTGGCTGAAATGCCGGTGGCACAGCTGACGGCGCTGATGGCAAACATCAACCGTGACAGCAAGAAAGCGCCAAGACCGTTCCAGCTACGGGACTTTTGCCTATTCGCAGATCAGCAGCGTCAGGACGATCAGTTCCCACCAGAAGCCGCAGCGATTGCGCTTGAGCTTCGCCGCTTGGGCGAGTGCCCGGAAGCACTCATTGGCTGTTGGCCGGCCGTATTGGCTGCAGCTGATCAGGCAGTCAGGATGCCTAGTGTTCGAGTCTTGTGGAGTGACGATCGTGCGGTGGCAATTCTTGCCCCAGTTTGGGAAGGCAAGAACATCCGGGGCACGTTGGTGGTCTCGTCAATGGTGCGTGGGACGGTGGTATTGCGGGATCGTGATCGCCCGCTTTTGACCTATAAGGTCCGGCTACCAGAGAAGCCGCATTTTGCTTACGTCGCAGCTGGGGAACTGGTTTTGGCGGAAAGCTAGGCCATGGGCACGACAGTCAGGCAGCTACGGGACGACCTTGAGGCCTTGCTGAGCGGATGGCTGGGCACTTATACGTTGGCGAATGGCACGACGACGCCTGCGGTTGCGGTACGTGCTGATAGCGAGGGACTAGCCGCAGGGACAAAGGTCACCGGGTTGGAATTGGTCATTAACCGCCACCCTTCACAGGATCCTGTCCGCCAGTACCTCAACGAACAGTGCGGGGAGACGTGGGAATTGTGGCTGCTGGCATGGGATGCCAAATCGCGGATTAACGAGGCGGCTGCAGAGGTCGTCCGTGTGTATCCAGGCACTACGGCACAGGTGGTCACACTGCCTGAAGGTTGGGGACCAAAGCGTCAGGTCAGGTTAGAGCTGCAGAACCCAGCAGACTTGCCGCTGGTGTTACGTGACGTAGACGGTGGTGATTTCCATTCCGGGTTACCTGCCACGCTTGCAGCTTGGGTTTTGGACGGCGGGAATTTCTTTGATGGTTCAACGCTGAATACCTATACAAAGACAGCAGACGGCGGGGTGTTCACCTAAGGGGAACCTAGGCAGAGCCCTGGATAGGGCTGACATTCGCCTGGATAGGTATGGCTCCGAAGATTCAGCACAAGCGTTCTGCTGTTGCGGGGAAGGCTCCCCAGCCGGCGGACTTGGACTACGGCGAGATCGGGGTGAATTATGAAGCAACGGATCCTGCGCTGTATATCAAGGATTCAGCGAATGCAATCAGGAAGATTGGTACGCAGCCTGATGCTACCGAGTCGGTCAAGGGCATCGCAGAGATTGCCACACAGCTGGAGACCGACACCGGCACTGATGACGCGCGCATCGTGACGCCGAAGAAGCTCGCGGTCTATGTGAGCCAGAACCTGTGGATTGATGGCGGCAGCGCCAACAGCAACTTCGGCGGCGCACCGACAGCCGTCGATGGCGGCAAGGCCTGATTGATTGTTCTGTTCTTTGCACTCACTGATTTCTCATGGCTACTCGCATTCAGGTTCGCCGCGATACCGCTGCTAACTGGACCGCTGCCAACCCGACGCTGGCAGAAGGTGAATTGGGACTGGAGCTGGACACGCTCAAATTCAAAGCCGGCAATGGCACCAGCGATTGGAAGACGCTGAATTACTGCGGCGGCGGCACGGAAGCGACAACCGCTACCAAAGGCACGGTGCAACTGGCGGATAGCGCCGCCATCCTGGCTGGTACGGCCGGCCGCGTGGTGGATGCGGCGCAGTTGAAAGCCAATGTGCCCGCCGCTGCGACCGACACCGCTGCTGGCAGTGTCGAGCTGGCCACCGCCGCCGAGGTCACTGCCGGCACGGATACCACCCGTGCGGTGACACCAGCTGGCTTGAAGGTCGAGCTGGATAAAAAGGCACCACTGGCAAGCCCAGCGCTGACGGGTACGCCGACAGCTCCGACTGCTGCTGCAGGCACGAACA